CTGAGGAATTAGCTTTCCTTAGGGGGCAACAATCAATTATAACTAAACTTGTAGAACTACAAGGACAAGATTTCGAGGATGAATAAATATGGGTGGATTATTAAGTCCAAAGATGCCCAAGCCTCTGCCTCTTCCTGCACGTGCTATTACTGCTATTACTAAAACACCAGACTTAGAACTGGCTGATGATGCATTAGGAAAGGTAAAGAAAGGTAGGAAGGCTCTTAGAACAGAACTACTAGATCGGATGTCAGCACAAGTAAGTAGTGCAGCCTCTGGTTTACAGATACCAAGAGGCAGTTAGTAGTATGGGATTTTGGAAAAAAGTAAAAAGAAGAATAAAGAAAACTGCTAAAAAAGTAGTAAAAACAGTAGCAAAACCAATTAGCCCAATAGCTAGAGTTGCCCTGTCTATACCTAAGATTGTAGCAGCAGCCCCAAAAGCTGTGGTTAAAGAAGTCTCACCAATAGCTAAGACAGTATTAAAAATACCTAAGACTATTGTTAAAACAGCAGCGAAAGTTCCAGGTGCTATAGTAGATGTAGCTGAAGATGTAGGCAAGGCTGTGGCCAGTGTTGTTTCACCTAAGGTTCCTAAGGCATCCGCAGCACGTACAGGAGCGCCAAAACAACAGGACGAGGAATTACAGACAGATATACAGACTGCGGGTATTGTTAAGAAACGCCGACAGAGGGGCAAGAGAGCACTCATAGCCCAGAAAGCCGCAGCAAATGTAGGCGGTTCTGGTAAATCAGGATTGAACATTCCGATAGGATAATTACATGGAACAAGATGTAGGAACAGTAGCAAAACGCTACAGTCAACTAGAGAGTGAGCGTGATACGTTCCTCGAACGTGGACGTGAAGCAGCAAAGCTAACTATCCCTACTCTTCTGCCAGACGAAGGACATAGTGGGTCAACCATCTATGCTACACCGTATCAAGGCATTGGAGCAAGGGGTGTAAACAACCTTGCGTCTAAATTGCTTCTTGCTCTGCTGCCCCCTAATAGTCCCTTCTTCCGTCTTACGATTGATGACTTTGATCTGCAAGCTATAGCAGGTGAAAATCGTGGACAGGTTGAGGAGGGGCTAGCACGTATTGAACGTGCGGCAATGCAGGAAATTGAAAGCAAGGCTATTCGTGTCCCTGTCTTCGAGGCACTCAAGCTGCTTATCGTAACAGGTAATGCGCTTGTGTACATGCCTAAAGAAGGCGGCATGAAAGTATTTAGACCTGACCGCTATTGCATTAAGCGTGATGCGATGGGCAACCTACTGGAAATCATCACTAAGGAAAGCGTATCACCCCTAATGCTTCCTGAGGAAGTCAAGGCTATTATACCTCCTAGTGATACACCAGTAAGGAATTATGATTTATACACGCATGTAAAAGCAACGTCTAAGGGGTTTGAAGTACGACAGGAAGTAGCAGGAATAGAAGTTCCTAAGTCACGTGGTACATTCAAGAAAGACAATAGCCCCTTCATTCCATTACGTTTTATACGTATTGATGGCGAAGACTATGGTAGGGGATTCATTGAGGAATACATTGGAGACCTCCGTAGTCTAGAGGCACTAACTCAGGCTATCGTACAAGGCAGCGCAGCATCTGCCAAAGTACTATTCCTAGTACGTCCAAATGGTTCAACCAAAAGTAGAGACTTAGCCAAGGCTCCTAACGGGGCGTTCCTAAACGGGGATGCTAATGACGTTTCAACTCTACAAGTACAGAAAGCAGGTGATTTCCGAGTATCTCTGGAGACGATGCGTATGATTAACGATAGGCTTTCAGCAGCCTTTCTGTTAAATTCGTCTGTACAGCGTACCGCTGAACGTGTTACTGCCGAAGAAATTCGGTTCATGGCACAGGAATTGGAGACTGCCCTTGGTGGTGTGTACTCAATTCTATCTCAAGAATTTCAATTACCACTTATCAATCTTCTCTTGGAGACACTTACCAAACAGGGTAAGATGCCACGTATGCCTAAGGACAGTGTTAAACCTACTGTTGTTACTGGTATCGAGGCACTAGGTAGAGGTCAAGACCTAAATAAACTCGCAACATTCCTACAGTATCTTCAGCCACTAGGCCCAGAAGTTATTGCAAATGAGATGAATTTAGGAGATTACATTGACCGTCTTGCCGCATCTCTTGGCATAGATACATCTGGTCTGATTAAATCAGAACAGCAAAAAGCACAAGAACAGATGATGGCACAACAAATGCAACAGCAACAAATGTTAGAACAGGGAGCGATGGGTATGGCACAGAGTGCTGCACCACAACTCGCTAAAGCAGCCGTAGAGGAATAATATGGTAGATAGTGTTAATACTTATCAGGAACCAGAGCCTGAGCCTCAGGAACATGTTCAAGAAATGTTGAACAAGGAGTTAAACCCTCAGGATGTAGATCGTCCTGAGTGGCTCCCTGAGAAATTTAAAACAGTAGAGGATATGGCGAAAGCCTATTCTCAACTAGAAAGCAGACTAGGCCAAGGTAATACAGAAGAAACAGCAAATGCTGAGGATGCCGCTGAAGACACTGAGCTTACGGGGCAGGAGACAGCAGAAGAAGTTGCTGAGTTACTTGATAGTAATGGTCTAGACTTTAATACTTTTCTAGAAGAGTATGCTGAAACAGGTGAATTATCTGCTGATGCATATGCTGCACTAGAAGAGATTGGCCTATCTGAAAGCATGGTTGACTCATGGATTGAAGGTCAAAATGCTATAGCCGCTCAGACGACAGCAGAGATGCAATCCATTGTCGGAGGAGATGAAGCATATACAGATATGGTTACATGGGCCGCAGAGAACCTTCCACCAGAGGAGGTTGAGGCTTATAATGCAACAATGGAGACGCAAGACGCTAATATTATTAGGTTTGCTATCCAAGGTCTTTATTCACGTTATCGTTCTGAGGCAGAACCTAGCCTTATGCAAGGCGGCACAGGAGCTGTATCCACAGGTGGGAAGTTTGAAAGCACTGCGGAACTCACTGCTGCAATGAGTGACCCCAGATACTCTAAAGACCCTGCCTACAGGCAAACGGTGGCTGATAAATTAGCTAAATCTAGCCTGTTCTAATTGTTGCACTGGAGTAGGGGGTTCGTCCCCCTCTCCTTCTAAGCACATCTTTCGAGGTGTTCTTAGAAGGGGCAACCCTATTCTCAAAGTTACTGATGTCAATTACCCCTGACCCCTTGCGAGGGACAATCTGTTGGAGAAAGCGTAGTAAAGTTGAGGCACACTTTTAACTAAACCAAACGAGGTAATAAAATGGCACAAGCCGCTTCCAACCCTGCTTACACTGTAAGCTTCCAGGGTCAAAATAACCTCTCAGGTGATGTTCGTGACCTCTTTCTTAAGCTGTATGCTGGGGAAGTCCTGACCGCCTTTGAGGAAAAGAAAGTCCTTATGGACAAAGTGCGTACTCGCACAATTTCAAAAGGTAAGTCTGCATCATTCCCAATGACAGGCCGTGCAACCGCCGAATACTTAACACCAGGGAACGAAATCACTGGTGGCAACATTCGTGCAGGTGAGCGTATTGTCACGATTGATGACTTACTTATCTCAAGCCAGTTCATTGCGAACATTGACGAAGCAATCAACCACTACGATGTACGTAGCATCTACTCTAAAGAAGCTGGTATTGCGTTGGCTAACGAAGCTGACCGTAACGTAGCTCGTATGTTGGTTAAGGCTGCACTGTCAACAAACGCTACTCGTGCTGCTGGTCTTATCCAAGACTACAAGGCTTTCACTGAGGAAGACTTTACTAACAACGTCACCATTGGTACGGCTGCTGCTGATGCAACAGACCCTGCCAAGATTGCTAAGTCAATCTTTGACGCTCGTAAAGAGATGGAAGTTAAGAACGTACCTACTGATGGTGCCGTTGTTGTTCTTGCTCCAGATCAATACTATGCACTGTTAGACGTGTCTGACGGCAACAAGCTGGTTTACATGAACCGTGACTTTGGTGGTGCTGGTGCAATCGCTGGTGGTGTAGTACCACAGATTGCTGGTATGCCAGTCATCATGTCAAACCACGCTAACGTATCTAACCTATACGCCAGCCTTGTCACCGCTAATGCTAACGAAGGTAAGACTTCTGACAATCAGCCTTTGGCAAATACTGCTGGTTCTGGCCGTACAACGCACTACGATCTGCCTACTGCTAACGTAGATGGTGCAGACATGGTTGCGCTTGCCGCTAAGTTCCGTGGCTTTGTATTCACTCCTGATGCCGTTGCTACTGTCAAGTTGCTTGACCTTGGCATGGAATCAGAGTACCAGATTAATCGTCAGGGTACACTCATGGTAGCTAAGTATGCGATGGGACACAACGTCCTCCGTCCTGCTTGCTGCATTGGTTTGTCTGCGGTATAATCCTACAGGGGGGAGGGGTTACTACAACCTCTCTCCCTTTTTTATTGGAGTAAAAAATGCCAGAAGTAGGTGGAAAGAAATATAAGTACACGAAGGAAGGCATAGCAGCAGCAAAGGCAGCGTCTAAGAAGACGGGTAAGAAGATGTCTTTTGGTAACATGAAGCCAGAACAGGTAGCTGCTATCATGGCTAAGTACGGAAAGAAAAGCTAATGAGCATAGAGTACCGTGGTGAAACATTCGGAGGGTACAATGATCCTAAGAGAACACCAAAACATCCTACGAAGTCCCATGCTGTACTAGCTAAAGACGGTCTTAAAATAAAACTGGTACGCTTTGGGCAGCAGGGTGTCAAGGGTGCAGGTAAAAACCCTACAAGTGAAAAAGATAAAGCTAGAAAACGTAGCTATTACGCCAGACATAATGCACAAGGCAAACCAACGTCAAAACTTTCTGCAAAATACTGGTCCCATAAAGTTAAATGGTAGGAGAATAGCATGGCAGGAACAACACAACTAGATGCTGTGAACACAATGCTCTCTGCTATTGGTGAGGCACCAGTAAACAGCCTGTCCTCTGGACTAGTAGAGGCTGAAGTTGCAGAAAGTATTTTAAACACAGTTGACCGTGAGGTGCAGGCTATGGGCTGGCACTTCAATACAGAATCAAACAAGTCGTTTGCTCAGGATACCAGTGGTAACATTCTACTACCACCAGATGTACTTAGGGCAGACGCCACACTAAAGGCAGACAGTCCTGACCTTGTTCAACGTGGTTCAAAGATGTACGACAGAAAGAACCACACGTTTAACATAGGAACAAATGTCTACCTCGATGTAGTAGTGCAATTAAATTTTGATGACTTACCTGAGGTAGCAAAGCGTTATATAACTCTACGTGCTACTCGCATATTCCAAGACAGAGTTGTTGGCTCTGCCACTCTCCATGATTTTCAAATGAGAGACGAGCAAATGGCTCTAGTTGAATTGAAAGAGTTTGACATAATCAACGAAGACAACAACATCTTTGATAACTACGATACATTTAGCATCATTGATAGGCAGGGACGGAGAACTTTCTGATGGCACTCATAAGTCAATCTATTCCTAACCTCATCAACGGCGCAC